CTAAGGATTGGGCCCTGTGCCATGCACTGCGGTCTTTGAACGACAAGAGCGAGATAGAAGTACTAGTACACGAAGTCATCCGTGGCAAAGCGGCTGCTCACAAGCGGGAAGTTGAACTACGTAGACAGTTGTCACCCACCCTTAACACAGACACAAGAGGAGATTGATATGTATACAGTTGAAGTCTATAAAACGGACAAGAGAACCAAAGTGGGCGAGCGCTTGGTCAAGAAGGTGGATCATTCCACAGCTGATCGTGGCGCCCTAGAGCATGTCTACAAGCACACCTACTTTCCCAGCCATGGTTACCGCTTTGAAATACACGAGACCTATGTTACCCGAGTCAACATGATGGGTGGTGCTAGCTATCAAGAACGCTATGACACTCCTAGACACTGCTCACCTAGCTCAGAAGCCTACTGGAGCATGTAGGGGTTGACAGGCTAGCAAAAGGCTGCTATAATAGACACATGTTAACAAAGGAGCGAACGATGAAGACATTAGAAAACTTTCTCAAGCAGAAGAATCACTGGAACTCATTCTTTAAGGGTCCCCAGTACAGTCTTAACAGTGCCGCAGAGCGCCAGGCTGTAGCAGACATGATTGACTCTGCACTGAGCCCAGAGAATCTCACGTGCGATGGAGAGCTGCCTAGAGCAGAGGTCAACCGTCGCTACAAGGAACTGATGACAGCTGCCAAACAGCTGAAAAAGTACGATCCAGAAGTCAAGTTCTACGAATACGAAACGGAGATCTAAATGCGATACTACGACGAATTGGCCTCTTACCAGCGCGAAGGCTTTGAGATCATTGTGGACAAAAGCTACGAGGACTTGAACCCTCGTGACTGCTTTGACGAAAGCTGCACTGACATTGAAGAGATCATCAAGGACATCGACCGTGGCCACCTTGAATGGTTCATGCTGCGTGTACGGGCTTTGGTGGACGGTCACGAGCTGGGCTCAGCCTACTTGGGCGGCATGCTCTACGAAGATCCTACAGAGTGCTTGACTGACGGTTCAGCCGAGGACATGATCGCAGAAGCAATTGCAGACGCCAAGATAGAAGCCCTACGACTTGTAGGGTCTTTGCAGCGTGTGGTTGACACAGCAGCAGCATGAAGCTATAATAGACACTTACACACACTAAGGAGCGCGAGATGGGAACACGAAGCACAATTGCGTTAGAGTACGCAGACGGTACCGTTGGGCAAGTATACTGTCATTGGGACGGCTATCTTGAACACAACGGCATGATCCTCTACAAACACTACTCAGATCCATTCAAGCTGCGCCAGCTCATGGACTTGGGAGACCTCAGCAGCTTGGGTGAACGCATTGGCACACAGCATGCCTTTGATCAAGCACCCGAGGGCGAGTGTACATTTTACAAGCGAGATCGCAAAGAAAACGGTGTCAGCCAAAAGATGTTCAAAGACTACGACGACTACTTGTCCAATCACCAGTTCGAAGAATACGACTACATCCTGCGCAATGACAACGGTGTGGCTGTTTGGTTTGTATCAGATCACGAAGGCAACTATGTGGTCTTGGCTGATGCACTTGCAGAGCATCTGCGTGAAACAGCCGAAGCAGAAACCCTAGAGGCATAAGGGTTATAATTGATAGGGGTTGACAACAGCCCCTATTTGTTATATAATAGAGACTTGTTAACACACACAGAAGGAGCGAAAGATGGCTACAATTGTTGAGATTTTGGAGGGTTCCTACGGTGCCCGCAAGAACATGGTATACCCAGGCATGCGCTTGGAGATGGTGAAGGACTTTGACGGCGAAGCTATCACCTGCTTGGCTGGTGAAGAGATCGAAAACGGACGCAATCCCAACAAGAAGATTCGTGTCAAGGTAGCAGGCTTGCAGGCCTATCGTGTGGTATCGCACATTGACAGCGAACCCGTAGGTGAGAACAGTTTGGTACAACTCAAGGTGGCTGATTCGGCTGTAGCACATATCAGCGATGAGGACTTGATTGAGAAGACTCGTGCTCGCTTCCAAGTACTTACAGACATGACCAAGGCTGTGAAAGCTGGCGATGTTCGTGCTATGATTGTGACAGGCCCTCCAGGTGTTGGCAAGAGCTTTGGTGTTGAAGAAGTACTTACCAAGGACGACTTGTTCAATGCATTAGGCGAGCGTAAGCCACGCTACGAGATCGTGAAGGGTGCTATGAGTGCCATTGGCTTGTATGCCAAGCTCTACGAGTTCTCAGCAGAGAAGAATGTTATCGTGTTCGATGACTGTGACTCTGTGTTGCTGGACGACTTGAGCCTGAACATCTTGAAGGCCGCTTTGGACAGTAGCAAGAAGCGTACTATCAGCTGGAACACAGACTCACGCCTGTTGCGTTCAGAAGGCATCCCAGATCGCTTTGAGTTCAAGGCAGGTGCTATCTTTATCACTAATATTAAGTTTGAGAATGTACGCTCTAAGAAGCTACAGGATCACTTGGGTGCCTTAGAGTCACGCTGTCACTACATTGACCTGCAAATGGACACAGACCGTGAGAAGGTGTTGCGTATCAAGCAGATCGTAGCAGACGGCATGTTGGATCACTACGAGCTAGCAGACATTGCCAAGGACGAGGTTGTGGATTTTGTGCAGACAAACAGGGCTAAATTGCGTGAGCTCAGCTTGCGTACGGTGCTCAAGGTTGCAGACTTGCGCAAGAGCTTTCCTAACAACTGGATGAGCATGGCAGAAGTAACTGTTATGAAGCGAGGTTAATATGACAGCGGACATCACAGGGTGCCAGTACATTGGCCCGGAGCAGAAGGAGTACCCGTTCAAGATGTGTGGTTGCAAACCCTTCCCGGGTCGTGTATACTGTGAAGAGCATATCTGGACAGTGTACAAGAAAGGTACCAGCTCGGGTAACAAACGAAAGATCGCGGCCATCGAGAAAGAGCTGGCTGAGATCAAACTGATTGAAGAGGTCGAGGAGATCCTAAATGATTAAAATTGCATTGGCTGTGGTGTTCATTATATTCCTATTGGCCATAGGACCGTTCCTGGTTCTGTGGTCGTGGAATACCTTGTTCGGAGCAGCTCTCATGATTCCTTACAATTTGGAGACATGGTGTGCTACCGTTTTGATTGGTGCCTTCCTTCGGGCAAATGTCACCGTTAAACGGAAAGATTGAGGTTGCATTGCTCACAGCGTTCACTTATACTAGTAGAACGCTGTGAGACACAGCTATACAGAGGAAACTTAAAATGAAGAGAATTAATTTAGAAACCAAAACAGGCAAGATCTTTGCCGCCCTACAAAAGGGTGAGAAGTTGACAGCCAGCGACGCCGCAAAGCGTTTCGGTGTTAAGAACTTGTCAGCAGAAGCTTCACGCATCCGCCAAGCAGGTTATGCCGTGTATGCCAACAGCCGCAAAGCTGGTAATGGTGTTCAGGTAACTGAGTACGAATTGGGTCGCCCAAGCCGTGAGATCGTTGCACTTGGCTACATGGCCAAGAGCCTAGGTCTTACCCTGACAGCCTAAGTAGGTTATCAAACAGGCAAGCCGATTCGCTCCCGGGGCGCTAGTTTGGGGTGTTGTAGAAATACAACACCTTTTCTCTTTTCTGGCACTTCAATCATTTCGGTTGACAACTTCCCTGATCGGCTATATAATAACGACATAGACAACAAAACGGAGCGAACGATGTTTACATCAGATCAAGTTTGGGGCCTGGCAGTAGCAGCAGATCGTATCAACGGTGGCTACTTCAAGGAAGATGTTTATGTCTACGAGGGTGAATGCCGCAAGCGCACCACCCAGGCCAACAAGCTCATGCTCAAAGATTGGCTTCGTACAGGCGCTCTCACCGAAGCCACTGCAGAGGACATTGAGAAGGGCCGTGAGATCCGCAACTACTTCAACGGCTTCTTGCTGAAACAGATCTCGGGCAAGATCAACGAGTTTGAACAGCAGGCCCTCCGTATCGCACAGATGGATGAGTTCACTGGCAAGAACATGTTGGAGTTCGCCATCGTAAGCTGCTTGCCTAGTGTAATGATCCGTGATCAAAGCCGCAATGAGCTGGCCCGTGAAGTCCGTGCTTCTACCCAATTGCAGGGCGCTGTAGGTGACAAGATCCAAGGCGAGATCGAAGTGGTCAAGTGCTACTACAGCAAAGACTATGACAAGTATAGGGTTACTGCTAAACTGGTTGACAGCTTCGTGGATTTCTGGTATAATAGTAACTTAGAAGCAGGGCAGAAGTTAACGATCAAAGCAAAGATTAAAAGTGTTCGTGGCGATAACACAACACAATTAAACTTCGTAAAAAGAGCTTGACAACTG